ACAAAACGCGGATTTCCGTTGAATTCCGATAACTTTTTCGGCTCTTTGGAGAAAACCTCATGCCTCGTGGCAGGCGGGCGTTGCCCGATGAAGTCAAGGCTCTGAAGGGAAACCCCGGCAAGCGCCGGCTGATCCTTCAACAGGGCGACTCCGACAACGGACCCGTAAAGCCTCCGTCCTATGTCACCTCGGTGATGGAGAAAGAGATATTCAGGCGCGTCGCGGCGCAGCTCTCCAGCGTCCGCTTCATCAAGGCCACGGACAGCGATGCCCTGGCGCGATGGGCGGTGTGGATGGCAAAGTGGGTCGACATCAAGAAGCGGCTCTCGGCGAAGCGCGCCGATGTTTACTATGAGACGAAGTCGAAGCACGGCAAGATGCTGCGCGCCCACCCGCTGTACGCGTCGATGATCCAGATCGACAAGCAGCTCATGGCGCTCGAGGACAGGATCGGCCTCAACCCGACCAGCCGCCAGGCCATCCTGCGCGGCCTAATCAACGCGCCCTCGCTGCCCAACGGTTCGTTGTTCGGCGATGACGTAGAGAAGCCGCAGGCGCCGAGCATGTCAGCGGCCGATCGCAAGGAAGTTGCGGCGAACCTGGATGGCGCTCTCGGGTTCCTGAAGCCACACTGATGACCGATTTCTACTTCGACGAGGCGATCGCGCAGAGGGCGGTGGAGTTCTTCCCGCGGTTCCTGCGGCTGACGATGGGTGAGTGGGCGGGCCGGCCGTTCCACCTCGCGCCGCACCAGGCGCACCACATCGGGCAGATCTTCGGCTGGCGCCGCCGCTCGGACGGGCTGCGCCGCTATCGCCGCGTCCGCTGGTGGGAGCCGCGCAAGAACGGAAAGACGGAGCTTGCAGCTGGTGTCGGGCACCTGCTTACGATCGGCGACGGTGAGCCTGGCGCGCAGATCTTCAGCCACGCCGTCGACGCGAAGCAGGCCGCGATCTCCTTCGAGCGCGGCGCGGCAATGGTCCAGTTCTCGGACGAGCTTTCGCGGATCTACGAGCAAACAAAGGCCGGGTTGTTTTGCCCTGGCCTCATGTCGGTGTGGCGGCCACTCTCCGGCGTGCCGAAAGGCAAGCACGGCCTGAATGCGCACGGCCTCATCGGTGACGAGGCGCATGAATGGCCCGACGCCCGGCTGCACACCTACCTGATGCAGTCGATGGGTGCCCGGCGCCAGCCGCTCGACTTCGTGATCTCCACGGCCGGAGAGCGCGGGGGCTACGGGTGGGAGCTCTGGAACACGAGCGAGAAAATCAAGAACGGTGTGATCGAGGATCCCGAGACCTATGTCGTGATCTACGCGGCCGACCCAGAAGACGACTGGACCAACCAGGAAACATGGGCAAAAGCAAATCCGAACCTCGGGCGATCCATCAAGCTCGAGTATCTGAAGGACCAGTGCAACCAGGCGCGCGAAAATCCGCGGCTCGAGAATGACTTCAAGCGCTACCATCTCAACCTGTGGGTCGAGCAGGCGGTGCGCTGGCTGGCAATGGATCACTGGAAGCAGTGTTCCTCGAACCCGGTCGACAAGGATCTGTGGCGTTCGCTCGAGGCCGAGCTGGCTGGCCGCCCGTGCTTCGGGGGCCTTGACCTTGCGCAAACCCGGGACGTCAACGCGCTCGTCTGGTGGTTCCCGGCAACGGAAGACAAGCAGGCGAAAGTGCTGTGTCGCTTTTTCGTGCCTGCCGACAATGTCGGGCTTCGGTCTCGACGGGACAGGGTCCCGTATGACCAATGGGTGCGCGAGGGGGTGATTACAGCCACTCCCGGCAATGTCACTGACTACGAGTTCATCAAGGAACAGGTGTTCCACGATGCAGCGATGTTCCAGGTGCAGGGGCTCGCCATCGACCGCTGGAACGCCACGCACCTCGCCAATCAGTTGCAGAACGAGGGCGTGCCCGTGGTGCTGTTCGGCCAGGGCTTCGCCTCGATGGGGGCCCCGACCAAGGAGCTTGAACGCCGTGTGATGGGGCACGGCTTCGACCATGGGAACAATCCGGTTCTCAGCTGGATGGCATCGAACGCCGCCGTGACGGCGGACTCCGCCGGGAACATCAAGCCGGCGAAGGATCGTGCAACTGAAAAAATCGACGGGATCGTGGCGATGATCATGGCGATCGGGCTTGCTGAGGCGCACCTGCCTAACGTCGGCTCCTCCTTCTGGGAAGCCGCCTGATGTCCTGGTGGACGCGCCTGTTCGGGCCGAAGGAACAGAAATATTCGACGCTTGACTTGTTCCGCGAGATCTATGGCGGGCGGCCGTCCAAGACCGGCGTTTCGGTCAATTGGGCATCGGCGCTTGAGGTGACGACGGTTCTGGCCTGCCTGCGCGTGATCGCGGAAGGCATCGCCCAGGTGCCGTTCCGGCTGTACATGGACAGCGATGCGCGCGGTGGTGCGCCTGCTCCGACGCATCCGCTGTACAACGTCCTCTACCGCCGCCCCAATCGGTGGCAGACAAGTTTCGAGTTCCGCGAGACCATCGCATTCCATGCCGCGCTGGTCGGAAATGCCTATGTGTTCATCGGCAGGGTCGGCAGTGCGCGCGAAGTGCGGGAACTGATTCCGCTGGAGCCGCAGTTCGTGTCCGTCGAAAAAAAGAAGGACGGCGCGCTGGTCTACAAGTACAACCCGGTCAGCGGGCAAGGCGTCGAATTCTCCGCTGACACGATCTGGCACATCAAGGGGCCGTCATGGAACGGCTACACCGGCCTCGACGCTGTCAAGCTGGTGCGCGAGGCCGTAGGGCTGGCTATCGCCTCTGAGGCCGCGCACGCCGAGATGCACAAGGGCTCCGCCAAGATAAGCGGCGTCTATTCCGTGGATGGCAACCTGTCCAAGGAGAAATACGACTTCCTTGCCTCCTGGCTGGACAAGTACGCCATGGGCGGCGAGCGCGCTGGCAAGCCGATGATCCTCGATCTCGGGGCCAAGTTCACGACCACCCAGATGACGGGCGTGGATGCCCAGCACCTCGAGACGCGGGCATTCCAGATTACCGAAATCTGCCGGGGCTTCCGTGTCATGCCGATCATGGTGGGCTACAGCGACAAGGCTGCGACCTATGCCAGCGCGGAGCAGATGTTCATTGCCCACGTCGTTCACACGCTCTCGCCCTGGTACGAGAGGATCGAGCAAAGCGCAGACGTCAACCTGGTGACAGATGATGAGCGCAGGCAGGGCTACTACACCAAGTTCACCCCGAACGCGCTGATGCGCGGCGCGGCTCGCGACCGTGCCGAGTTCTATACGCGCATGGTGGGCTCGGTAAATGCCACACCCGGCATCATGACCCGGAACGAGATCCGCGCACTCGAGGAACTGCCGCCCATTGAAGGCGGCGACGAGCTGTTCGACCCGACGCCGGCCGCTGCACCAGCTGCAGCCGCAAACCCGGCACCATAGGAGCCATCATGGACCGTATCGAGATCAAGCTGGCGTCGGATGACTTCGACGCCAAGACCGGAGAGTTTGCGGGCTACGGCGCCATCTTCGGCAACATCGACAGCTATGGCGACGTGATTGCCAAGGGCGCGTTCAAGGGCACGCTGCGCGAATGGGAAGAGCGCGGCAAGTATCCTCCGATGCTGTTGCAGCACGGTGGCGGCGGGTTCATGTCGTCGGCTGATGACATGCTGCCGGTCGGCCAGTGGACCGAGATGGAGGAGAACAACAAGGGCCTGAAGGTCCGCGGCAAGCTTTTCGCTCTCAGCACCGAGCGCGGCCAGTACATCTACGAGGGCATGAAGTCGGGCGTTCTGGACGGGCTGTCCGTCGGGTTCCGCACCAAGAAATTCACCATGGGCACGAAGCCCAGCGAGGCACGCCGCACGCTGGAAGAGATCGACCTGATGGAAGTGTCAATCGTTACCTTCCCGGCCAACGGCAAGGCGCGCGTGAGCAACGTGAAATCATTCGATGCCCGCTTCTGGCGTGGCCTCGAGGCCGAATTGAAGGCCGACCCAAAACTGAATTTGTCGAGCGCCCAGGCAGTGAGTGCCGTGGCGATCCTCAAGAAGCATCTTCGTGAGGAAGGTGAAACAACGCCCGATCTGTCCCGCGAGGCGGACGAGAAGGCACTGGCGGACGCTGTCCGCCGCCTCAACCTCAAACTGGGAGTGTCCTGATATGGAACTCAACGAAATCAAGTCGCTGGTCGAGAAGACTGGCGAGGCGTTCGAGGCGTTCAAGAAGACGAACGACGAGAACCTGAAGAAGCGCGATGTGGTCATTGAAGAGAAGATGACCCGCATCGAGAAGGATCTCGACGCCGCCGTCGAGGCCAAGGCTGCTCTTGAGCGTGCCATGGCAGCCGAGAAGAAGGAGCGCGAGGAGTTGGAGCTCCGGCTCGCCAAGCTGGGCACCAAGGGCACCGGCGACGACAAGTTCGACGTCGAACTCAAGTCGTTCAACGACGCCCTGAAGTCATCCGCGAAGGATCGCCAGGCTGCCTATGAGGCGGTCGACGCCGATGGCTATCGCGCCTACAAGTCTGCATTCCGCAACTTCATGGCCAAGGACGCCCGTCTGCTGACGGCTGACGAGATCAAGACGCTGTCGGTCGGTTCCGATCCCGATGGCGGCTATCTCGTGACGCCCGACACCGGCGGTCGCATCGTGACCCGCGTCTACGAAACCTCGGAGATGCGCCAGATCGCTTCGGTGCAGGTCATCGGCAGCGACAAGCTGGAAGGCATCGAAGACCTCGGCGAAGCGGGCGCTGGCTATGCCGGTGAGGCCTCGCAGGGTTCGGACACCACGACGCCGCAGGTCGGCAAGTGGTCGATCCCGGTGTGGATCGTCGACAGCGAGCCGAAGGCCACCCAGTCGATCCTCGACGACGCATCCGTTGATGTCGAGGCCTGGCTGGCGGGCAAGGTGGCGGACAAGTTCGCGCGCTTTGAAAACGCCGAGTTTGTTGCCGGTGCCACGAAGATCCGCGGCATCACCTCGTACACGACCGCCGCTGACAGCGGGTCGGGCGTGACGTGGGGCCAGCTCGGCCACGTTGTGACCGGCACGTCTGGCGCGTTCGGATCGACCGTTGCCACTCAGGCCGACAAGCTGATCGACCTCATGGGGCTGGTCAAGAACGCCTATCTGCCCAACTCCCGCTGGGTGACCCGTCGTTCCGTTCTGACTGCGATCCGGAAGTTCAAGATCGGCGCGACCACGGATGCCTATGTCTGGTCTCCCGGCCTCGGTGTGGGCATCCCGGAGAGCATTCTCGGCTACCCGGTCTCCCGCATGGAAGACATGCCGGCGATCGGTGCCGACAGCCTGTCGCTGGCCTTCGGTGACTTCGCGGCGGCCTACCAGATCGTGGACCGCATCGGCATCCGCGTCCTGCGCGACCCGTTCACCTCCAAGCCCTTCGTGAAGTTCTACACCACGAAGCGCACGGGCGGTGGCGTGGTCAACTTCGAGGCCATCAAGCTGCTGAAGTTTGGAACGTAATCACGAAGCGGGCGGGGCGCAATGACGCGCCTCGCCGTTTCCTTTCTCCCCACAATCTCAGCATGAAGGAAATTTGAACATGCTTCGCGACATTGCGAACAACGTGACCCTGAAGAGGGCCATCTCCCCGGCTGCGGCCGGAACCGACAACACGGCGATTGTCTCCCAGGTGCTTGACACCCGCGACTTTGCCGCCGTGATGCTGGCGATCAACATCGGTGCCAACACCGACGCCGATGCGACCTTCGCGGTGCTGATCGAGGAATCCGACGTCTCCAACTCCAATTACGCCGCTGTGGCCGATGCCGACCTGAACGGCACCGAGGCGCTGGCCGGCTTCCAGTTCGATGACGACAACGAGCTGCGGAAGATCGGTTACAACGGCAACAAGCGTTACGTCCGCGCGACGATCACGCCGAGTGGCAACAACTCGGGCAACATCTTCGTGTCGGCTGCTTGGGTCTGCGAGCCGTACCGCAAGCCTGCCGAGAACCCCCCGGCCTGACCTGACGCCTGAACCATAGGGGCGGTCTCCGGGCCGCCC